TTATAAAGTTTCATGATGCTTAGATATTTTTTTAAAAAAAGTGAGCAATTCTCCTTTAATCGTTGCTGCTGTTGCGCCAATTTTTTTATAAACAACAACGACATCTATGTTTTTATTATAATCCTCAATCACTCTGGCTGCCTTTTCTTGCCTTTGCTTTATTGCTTCCGCTTGCTTTGTACTGGCTTGAGCCTTAAGCATGCCTTGCATATTTTCTTTAGCGCCCTCAGCCATGGTGTCGAGTTCTATTTTATTCTTTCCTTCCAAAAACTCTGATATGTCGTCATCTGTCCACCCTCTTTTGTTTTGCTCGGAGTCCATCTTTAGATATTCCGTCATAAACTCTTTGGAGGGTAAGTTCAGAATATCCGTCTGAGAACGATAACTCTTTACAAAGTCGTCATAGTTAAAGCCCTCTTTGACTTTCTCTGCTTTGTACATAGCTATAAAAGGGTCTTCATCCTCTACTTCTATGTTTCGTGCAATACTGTCTACAAGGTAGTCAAATTCTTTTTCTGGCGTTAAAGGATTGCCTTCGGCATCCTGCCCTTTTAGTATGTACTCTGGAAGCTCATATTTAGCCTCTGGCGTACTTAATTTCTCCTGTAGTATATTCCATGCCGGATTAGGAGAAAATGCGTCTGGTGACTCCTGAACGCCCTCAGAGGACGTTTCTTGTGCCGGGGTCTCTGTAGGAGTCTCCTCTGAAGAAGATTGCCCCGCTTCCTCTCCTTCAAAAGAAGGGGATTCTTCTGATGCAGCTTCTGCACCCTCTTGTTGTACATCCGCTTGCTCTGTACCTACTATCCCTTCAACAAGGGCTTGTTCAATAGGATTTACTTGTTCTGTCATTTTTTCTGCAAAATTAATACATTATATAACGTTTGTCAATTATCTCGCACGTGTTCTTTTGTCATCTTGTTGGTAGACTTGCTTTTATCTACACTAATTTTTTTCAAAGCCTCTTGGTGATCGTCCTTATCAGCCTTAGCCTGAAGCTGTAATTGAAGCATTTTAAAGATAGTATCTAACTTTGTCTGAAGAGCCTTTAGCTGTTGATCTGCTTTCCTGCCTTCCCTGTTCTCATCTATCACAGCAGTCTCTATCTTGTCTTCGTTGACTATTTCCATGAGCTTTAACTGCTTCTCATCGTCCCACTTACGTTGCTCAAATTCAAGCTTAGCTTTATCAACAGCAACCTTACTCTCTTCTATACTGGCTTTTAGCTGCATGTCCTTTTCTTTAAGCTGTGCCTCTATCTGCTTAAGCTGCATCTGTAACTCTGCTTTCATCTGTTCCATCTGCTGCTGAGACTGCATCTGATTTTGTTGTGACTGCTCCATTGCCTCAGCCATATTCCTGTCGTAATACTCTGCAAGCTTAGTGAGCTCTACAATACTTTCTGCAAAGTAAGCCTTTACAAATGCATGGATTGGCAGCCTTCCCTGGTCAGAATACTGCATAAGCTTCATCTTGATATCCCGTAAAGCCTCTTCATGCTTGCTGTTTTTAGCTAACATAACAGAATAATCATTCTTGTCCATCAGACCTTTGGGTATCTCTCCGTATTCATACGACAAGTCCTCGCCTATAAGCTCTATAATATCCCCCTCGGAAGCAACATATTTGGCATATAGGTTTACGAGCATGCTAAAGGCCTCCCTTTCTATCTCTTCGTAATCGGAGAAATATATCTCTGTCCTTAGCTCACTCTGTACCTTAGACTGCTGCTGAGTACCTACCTGGTCATGAGGGCCTATTGCTCCCTTCCTTGGGGGGCTTATGCCTATAATGTCTCCAATAGCCTGTTCAGTCTGTACAATCATATTGTCTATGTACTGTATAGAAGCGCTAAAAGACATGTCAAACCTGTTGAACTGGTTAAAAGAGCTTACCTGCCTGCCCTCTTTTACGGTCTCTATCAAGTATCTTCCCATCTTCATCTGATGGAACCACTCTTCTTTCTGCATGCCGGCAGGCTTCTGAGACATATCTATAAGTATGCCTGCCACGCCGCTAAGAGCTAATATTATTTCCCTGTGAAGATGAAGAAGGTTGTAAGTGTCTGCCAAACCCTTTGTTATCATCATCAAAGAGTACGGAAGGTTGGTAATACCGTTATATGTATACCCTACTATCGGCAAAGGAACGCTTTGGTAGTCGTCGTTGCTGCGTGGCTGCACAGGGTCTTTTTCTGATATGACAATCTCATTGTTTATAACAATAGCCTTGTACCTGTCATCAACATACCTCTTAACTATCTTTTCTCCTTTTTCTTTCCTAACAAGAATAGCCCTATCCTTTTCAATGGTTTTGCTTTCATCCTTCTTGTGCACATAAGCCTTTTTAGTCTTATTATAGGTGTATTCGTCAGAAGGAATAGCTATTCTGTCATCGGGAATAAAATGGGTAAAGTTAGAATCTTTGTGAGGGTTAGGAGACTGCACAGCAACTATCTCTCTCTGAGCTGTCCACCATATCTTCTCTACCTTGACACCATTGCCAGACTGTTTTATCTCTGCATTTGTATCTGTTGTCGAAGCATTGGCTCCCATGTCCATCACGAAGCCTCCAGGAAGCGCTAAAAAGCTTTCTGAGGAAGATGTGCCACCTTCAGGCTTCATCGCTCTGATACGGCTTATTTCCTCTTTAGAGAGCTTGTGCCCATAAGTGCTTATGATAGCATCCGGAGACATGTTCTCAGATACTTTTACCCATGGCAGTCTATGCGTCCATTGCTCATTCTCTATGTCCGGATAAGTAACCTTTAGGCTGTTTACCGTTTCGTAAATTAGCTTGTTACGCTCCAGGTCATAGTCTACATAATAAAAAGCCCTTCCTCCTACTATCTTGGAAAGAAAGTTCTCTACTCCCTTCCTGTCCATATTGTGTTTAACCCTAAGCTTCTTGGCAGCCTTTTGTGCTAACTCCTCTACAACCTCCTTTTTGTTATAGGTATAGTAGCGCTCTATCTTTTCTATCTCGCTGCGGGTGAAAAGTTCTTCTGTCTTGACAGTATCCATAGCGCCTATAATCTGAGCTTTTATCATAGGCATTATCTCGGCAATCTGCTGCAGTTGTGCTGCATGCTCTTCATTCTGAGGTTCCTGTTGCAAGAACTGTTCCAACTGCTGCATCTTCATCTGGAGTGACTCTAATGTGCCGTCTAAAGAAGCTCTCTTGTTTTTGGCACGGGTCATCATCTCCCCGACATAAGATTTAATCCTGTTTTCGTATTTCTCCTTTACAGCATCTCTGTTGCATGCATTAACACTATAGACAAAAGGCCTTAGTTGATATGTGCTTGCCAAAAGGTTTATATATGTTCTCTGAACAGGAAAGAACCTTGGCTTAGCAGGTAAGACATAATCTCCCTCTTTTAAAAGGTAGTCGTATGCATTAGCAGACTGCTTGCCATAGTAATACTGCCAGGAAGTTCTTTCGTCATCCCTATACTGAGCACTTGTAGAGATAAAAGCAATTGCTTTAGCTATCTTCCTTCTGCCATCCTCAGTGCGTGACAGATCATCTATATCAAGGTTTATCATACTTTTACAATTTCACCGTTCAGCATCCTGAACTTCGGCGGAGTCCATATTTCCTCTTCTGATTTCTTAGCCACTATATTTGCCTCGTCTTCCATCAATGTCTCAAGGTACGCTAAAGATACAGTTATATCACAGTTGTAGTCCTTGTGAAGCTTGTACTTTACTATCGCCTCCAGTATCTCCAGGTGGTCTATGTTCATAATATTAACCTTGCTGCCCAGAAAGTCTTTTAGTATCTTCAAGGCATGAGGCTTGAACATAGGGTCTATACCATAAACATTGCTCTGCAAACTATTCTTGATATACTTGCTTATAAGTATCCCAGGTCTTTCTTTTAACAAAGCCGTCATACCATTGCGATGGTACCACTCAAAAATCAAAAGGTTCCTGCTCTCTATAAGGTTTATCGCATTACCATAGGCAACACACAACAAAGCTGTATATTCATAAAAAGCATCCCTTCCTCCTTCGTAAATCTCAGGGCGCACATAAACGCCTGCGACATACTTACTATATGTCTCATTAGAGTTAAGGAAGCCTTTCTTTATCCAGCAACTCCCCTTAGAGCTACTTGTCTTGGCCTCGTCTTGGTCGTAGCTATCTGTTGCAGCCTTGTATAAATCCCTGTATACTATCTGTCGTCCTGCGTCGTCTTTGTATGTTCTGGGCAACTCTGATATAAGGAATGCACCCTTAGGGTCTTCGTCCATTACAACGCCCTCTCTCCAGTTCTTTATGCCTCTCTTCCAACGTATATTGTACCTCTTTACTCTTTGCGCATCTTTATGAATCATAATCTGCGCCTTCCTCTCGTTAACCCAGTTAGCTATTGTAGGGCCAAAGAACAAGCCTCCTGTAAGCTGGAAAACATCTGCTGCAAAGTTAGCATTTTGTGTGCGGTAGACATATAGCTTCTGCGGGTCTTTAATAAGATCTTCCTGCTTCTTCATGTACTCTATGCTTTTCTCTTTTAAGCTGTTTCCATGATCGTCTATGATAGTATACTGCCACCCGGGTGTAAAGTGTGCTGAATAATTGTCTACAGGCTCTCTCTCCCATTTGTTCTTAAACCGAAGAAGATTGTTCTCTTCAGGATTATAGTGCATCTTTTCAAGATCGGCTGCACCCATCTCCATGTCCCCTCCTGTACCTAACCCTATTGTATATCCTGTCTTTTGGCCCTGAGAACGTAAAGAGACTTCTATAAACTGCTTGGCTTCGGATACAAGACCCTTCTGCCACTTACCCATCTCCTCTAATATCACCAGGTAGGGAGAGAACCTTGAAAGCGCCTGAGCGTTATCTTTACAGCTTATAGCCTGTACCTCCGAGCCTCCGTTAGCAGCCCTTATCCTAAAGTCAGAAACCCTGTTTATAGACCTCTGGCGATAAAACTGTGTGTTTCTTAAGCTGTCAAGGCCGTTGAGAGTATCCTGGAAGGTCTTCTCTGCATCATCACCCATTCCACCTGCAATAACATTCATAGAAGCAGGGATGTGCGTAAAGTTATATCCTACCAAAGAAGACATCTTAAGAGAAAACCCTAGCTGCCTTGTCTTTGTTTCCTGCAAGTCCTCCTTGCTTCTCTTGAACATCAGATTAACCCTATGAAAAAAGCCGTAATCTATATCTAAGAACCTGGGGCGAGTCATTGATTTAATGACAGCTCCCTTTTTTAATCCGTAGATAATCCAAAAGTTAAGATACCAGTAAAACCTTCCGGGAATCCATACAGCACCCCTATCTATTACAAGATCATACTCTGGCATATAAACGCTTTCCGGAGGTATTGTTACCCCATTAGAGTACTCTACAGGCTTAGCAGAATCGTTCCATATGCAGTCGGAGCCGTCTACAAAGACATCGCCCCCTCTCTCTATGGCATCAGGAACCCAATAACCGTTTAGGCATCTTTCTTTCTGCTTGTGCCACCATCCTACATCGGGAAGAAGGTTGTTTTTAGCCACAAACTCATCAAGCTCCTTTTTGGTAGGAGGAAGAGCATCTACCTTGTGATGGAATAGGTCATACTCCCAGGGTAAATCTCCTAGCTCTGCCACAGGGCTAAATCTATTTGTGTTTACGAACTTCATAGTTTATCAAGCATTTTCATCATAGGAGCAAATAGCTTGTAGTATTCTGAAAATATATCAGCATCTACGTCTCTGTCAAATCTTATGCCTTCTATTAAAGGAGGCTGTTTATCAAAATACTCTAATTCTTTTTTGCCAGTATCTTGTAAGTGAGGAATTGCCAAATTACCATAGCTGCCCATATAGTGAGTTCCCATTCTTTCTGGGGTCATTCCTGTATTAGGATTAGGACTTACCATTCTTTTAGCAGAAGCATTACCAAAAGCATCGCCTAAAGCTATTTTAGACTTAATCATCCCTGAGGCCCATGAAGGCATTCCTTGAGCAACAAGTGGAGTTTCTTTATATATCCCTTCTATTAGTGACATAGCTTTAGTCGTTAGTATCAAACAATGCTTTACTATCTGCTACCTTTTTCTCCTGATCTTCCCTCTTTATCTTCTGAGACAGCTTTTCCTCTAAGTTTATAAGCTTTTCAGAAAGCATAATAGCCTTAGCCTTCTCCTCACTATTGTCTATAGGAATGTCTACCTTTACCTTTACCCACCTTGACTCCCCATCAACCTCCATCTCCACCTCTTTGTTGGTCTTTACAATACGTTGAAAAGGAATGGCTGCAATATGATCTAGCAAAGACTGCATGTCGTCCTTTACCTTAGCCCAAAATCTCTCCGTAATACTATACTGATGCTCTATGTAGTAATCCCTCAGCTCCTGAAACTTTTTGTTCTTCTCCATTATGTCTGGATCGAAATTCTTCAAATGTTGAGCTTTTATAATCTTTCTCGCCTGTCGGGGTAGATTCTGGCTATAAATGCCTCCCTTCTTGTACATCCAGTATAAATACGTTATGCACTCTTTAAAGTATTCCTTCTTACCCGTCTTGTCAGATTTATAAAAAGAATCTACCTCTTTTATACCGTAAGCATCCTCATGCAGGATTACGACCCCATTCTTGTACTCTATCATGTGTTACAGCCTTCCTGATCAACTTTCTTTTGTTTTTGGTATATACCCCTGGAAATGGGTTAAAGTTCGCCTACGACGCTGTATCCTCCTTAATCATCCATTCGATAAGTTCATAATCTTCTCCCTTAATATCAGCATTCCTCTCTTCCAACTCATCTAAAGTAAAGGTGTACCACTTCAGCTCTCCTTCAAAGTCCTTCTCAAGAAACTCCTGGTATTCCTTTATCTGTTTGTTTCTCTCTGTCAAAGCAGCTTCATGCTTCTTGTTAATCTTCAAAGCCTCTTTCTGAAATTCTGCTTCCTTGCCTTCAAGGTCATACATCTGTTGTCCATTGACCTCTTTGGTTTTACCCTCAGATACCTTAGCATACAAAGACTTCATCTCTGCTTCATAGGCTAAGTACTCTGGTTTCTTAGCAACCATCACATCAGGCAATAACTCTTTCACAAGAGCAGGTAAAGCATTGATGTTCTTGTTTACATTGTAGATAATCCTAAGCCCATCTACTTTAGGCTTCCTTACCAACTGTCCTTGTTGGTCATAGTACATGTAGTACTTCTCTAATAATTCTGCATTCTTCATTCTTCTTCTTCTTTTTTAAATTAAACAATTAAGCTGTTATTGTATCTTTTGTAACCCATAATCCTGACTCACGTCTCTGGACTAATAAATTATCTCCTGATCTTATAAATCTCCATGAACTGTCTGTATCTTTATCTCCTAAGTAATAAGCACCAGTATCTTTTACTTCTATACTGTGATTTATTGACAAGATATGATTGTCAAGAGATAGCATTTCAATTGCTGTATAACTAAAAGATTCATTTTTACAAAGTTGTACGACAAGTTTAGTGGGTTTTAAAGACTCTTCTTGATCTCCATTTCCCCAATCAGCAGAAGCTATGAAAGCTAATCTCCCGGCATAGTATGCACCAAAATTCTGTGCTCCTAAATTTGTACATCCGTAAGAAACTAAATTAAACAACTCTGTCCCACTTCTGGGTTTATCCCAAGAACCAGCATCAATATTTTTCTTTGTTGAAAATAAAGCAGGCGCTTTAGGAAACCCTGTATGATCCCGTGAGGCTAATATTTGTATCTGAGAAGCTAAGTTCGGGCCAACAGTTCCCGCAGCAGCACTACCCACTAACAAAGAAGGATTTACTGAGGGAGACCCTTGTCCATTAGGTCTTAATAAAGCACTGCCCGAAACATAATTCCAATTAGAACTTCCACTAACATTAGTTATTTCTTCAAATGCTCCGTTTCTTATTCCATACAAGACACTATCATCCAGGTCTTTTATCCTAAGTTTATCACCACTTGTCCCATTTCCTTCAAGTGTAATATCATCTGACTGGACAGTTGTTGTTGGGAAAGAATCATTCTCCCATTTTGATGTAGTAGAATTATATCTTAGGATTTGCCAATTAGTAAGACTTCCGGGAAAGTTGACATCTACCAAAGCAGATAGATTTAATTCTTTGTTTAACCACTCACTTGCATCATCATCATAATATAAAATATGGTTGTCAGCCAAAGAAAATTGATCTATCCCTACATCAGTATGATCATTCAGCTCATGGTCTGGTAATTCAGTAAGATACGTTCCTGATAAATCTGGTATATCTGATGCTACTAAAGCTCTGAAACCAGGTATACCTGAGTCAGGACCAGAACTGGGGCCTGCCCAAACTGTATTTGGAGAAACTGAGCCATAGCCATTTTGTATTGCTATATTTGTAAGTCTAACATAAGCTTTTTCATCCTCTAATTCTAAAGGTCTTCTGTTTAAATTCGAGGAAGCATCATAACCTATCTGAATACCACCTCTTATAGAAGATGTGGCAAGAGGTATAGAAGTTAAATATCCTGCTTCAGCGTGATTACCCCAACCATAAGCAGTGTCCCAGTTTGTTATTTGCCCTGAAGTGATAGCTTTAACATGGGCTGGAACAGTTGGGTCTGTTTCTGTAAATGAGGTAAGATAATCAGGTGTCCACCATACAGCTGTTCCTGCTGCGCTATTTTGTAATAATTGACCTACAGCCCCATCCGCTGGGATATGTTTATAACCATTAGTTGATTTATGAGATATGTCTATTAGACCTGAAGTATTTAAAACAGTTATAATATCATCCCCTGAAAATTCTACTGATAACTCAGATGTTACATTGAAAGTATTTGATCCATCGCTTATAGTCCAATAACCATAATTATCTGCTCCTGTTGCTATCCCTAAAAGTGTTATCACCTGAGCACCTGTTAACTCTTCTGCATAACCATCACCTGAAGTTACACGACCAAGTATTCTACTACTCGCAGCAAACTTAGTGTGTGTACTCATTATATCTTCCCACTCTGTCTTTACAGTGTACTGTGGGTCTCCTTCAATAGGTTCTTCATAAACATATTGCTTTAAGAATTTAAATGATCCTGGGGTAGCTGGGATAGCCTCTAATTTAGAATAACTACCTCCTGTACCACCTACAATCATATCCCCTCTTGTTTCAATAGGTAATACAAGTTGGTGGGTGTGAGAATTAGTTGTAGTACTGTTAGTAGATGTTACTGTTACAGATGAAGGAGTCCCCATATGTATATGAACTCCTGCTCTTATCAAACCATCTCCTGCTGTAATAGCTGAAGGAACTACAAATATAGTAAATCTTATGATATCTGTGTTAACAATGTATTCGTCATTGATACAAGCCCATACAGAACCCTCTAAAGTGTCTCCTTCTGTTACAGGAATCAATGTTCTTACTAACTCATCATCTTCATCAGCATCATTTCTTCTGGTGTAATTATATTGAGCAGTAGGTTGACTTGTAACGTAAATACCATTCTCTGTTTCTGTTGATTGGTTAGTTAAAAGAAACTCATCCCCAACCTCTATATCTACCCCATCAATAGTTAATTGAGTGGCACTTGGGCTAATATCAACATTACTTGTTGCTACTACTTTAACAGATTTTATAATTTTAAGACCCCCTAAGTCCTTCTGATCTACATACCACTTAGGCACTGCTGAATTATCTACATCTCCTGTGGTTGCTATTGTGTCAGGTAAGTATAAATGACCTGTCATTGTATCTCCTGCACGTAACACCCATAAGTCATTCTGTATCTCTGAACCTTGTATCCTATTCCATGAAGTTGTATAAATTTCACTGTCATATACTTGGCTTAAATAAGCTCTGTTCACTCCATGTGTTGTTTTAGCTATACTCTTCACATCCCCTATCCCATCAGTAGCAAGAATATTCCCTATTTCTGTAACAGAACTAATGGTTCTTATCCTTAAATCTCCGTTGATGTCGAGGGTGCGGGTGGGGGTGTCGCCTAATGGAAGCGCTATCGCAACAGAACCAAATAAGTGAGTTGTATCTGCTCCTTGTCCTAAAAGAAAGTTTTTATCATCGAGCCTGTAGTACAATAACTGTAACCATGTTTCATTTACCTCATCACGAAAAGTAAGCAATACTTCATCACTAAGAACACTACTTACCGAGTGCCTTCTAAAAATAAAACGAGCATGGTTTCCGGTTTCATTAGATTTAAGCATAAATCCTGCTTTTCCACCAGCTCCTGTTCTATCGGAAGCAAGAAGAATATTAGCAGCAAGACTTGTGTCAGGTTGCAATGCATGAATAAGTTCTTCAGGCTCATCCGTACCAATCCCCAATTCCTTAACATTAACTAAAGCCTTATCATTCAAATCTACATCTCCTGTGGCATTCTCATAAGGCACATAAGCAGATAATCCTAAATCAGATTGTAGGTTAGCTAAGGTGCGCCATGAAGTCTCAGCAGGTGCTGGTTGCACTTCGGGAAGGTTTTGTGATAAATAATACCTTCCTGCTGTTTCTACTACTGCCAATTTAGAAGGTTCTCCAATATCGTTAGCTATGATTAAGTCTCCTTCGTCAGTCATGGGGTTAGTAACAATAAGACTGTCCACAACATCTTCTAATACATTATCAAAGATAACTTTGTATAACCTCCCCTCCTTAGCGGCTATGACTACATGATCCAATAGAGGATCAGGAAAATAATCATCTTCCTGAATCTCTATCGGAACTGAAAACCTTTTCTTCTTGTGAGGCATTATTATTCTAATTCAACGTGTACGAAATTGGGAGACCCTGTAATTACAATATAACTATCTGCGGGGAAGTTGCTGTTAGCTTCAATGTAAACATCATTACTTGCTGTAATCCTTTTATATACTTCTACTTCTTCGTAGTAATCGGGGTCTTCACCCATATCTACTTTATACCAAACTGAAACAAAAGGTTTTGCACCGCAACCATGAGCGGCAGCACTAATCTGAGCTGAGTCTTGGGCAGGATCAAGCTCTTTTGAATAATATCCTGAAACATTAGCTGGAAGTTGACTTAGTGATATATCATCCCACTTTAGCTTTATGGTTCCGCTATCATCATAGGTATATAAGAATTTATTGGCAGCGTTAGCAGAAGTAATAGCCCCAGTTGACTGAGTACTTCCATCTCCGTAACTTATTGTTCCAAGAACGGATAATCCTGCAACCTTATATAAATCCCAAGTAACATTGTTAGCATCAACACTAATACCATTACTGCCAGTAACAGCAGGAATTTGTGATATTTTAACCCATTCGGTTCCGTTAAAATAGTATGTTGATAATGCAAAAGTATCACCATAATATACAAACACTGTATCTCCAGATTCAGGATCAGCATCTTCTCTTATTACTCCCTGAACCGTATCCAATACTGCTGTCATAACCCACTCATCAGTAACCCATGTTAGTTTATATATAATACCTATTTCTCCCGAAACAGTAGAATCTATAACAAGAATGCGGTCATTGTGAACTACCGTATATCCGTCTATCTCCAGATCGTTTTCTCCTGCGGCAGCAATTGTAGCAGCAAGTGATGTTGAATCACTGTCAAAGATAGTAGCAATAGGAGGTCTCCAGTTAACTCCTGAAATAGCAATTTGTTCTACTTCAGCAATCTTTAACTGTAATTTAGCGAAACCCTCAATAATATTATCACCAGCAGCAATGCTTAATGAAGGATATTCAACGGCTAAATACTCTACCCAAGTGTCTAATCCTGCTGGGTTATTTTCAGCAGGAAATACTGAAAGGAAAGAAACATTTTCTCTTACCATCCAGGTAACGGAAGAAGCACCAGGATCACCAGCATCTGTCTGTAAAGATGTTAGTACTCCTGGAAATGTTGAAGAAGCTTTATATCTAACATGATTCTTAGGTACGCCCCCTGCTTCAGCTTTAATCATGTCTCCTTCTTCAAGCATTACATTGGCGAAGACATTCAGATCAAGCAGCACATTAGCCGCAGTTCTTGATTTAAGTTCAGTTCCGTCATAGTAAACAAAAGGCTTGCTTGCAGATGCAGCTTGCATGTTTGTTTCAATGTAACCATGACTTTTAAACAAAACCCCTGCCGTAGTAGAAGTTCCAACAACCACCTTGCCAGCATGTTCAATAGTCATCCTTACTGCTGAAGTATTCCCACTTGTAGTACCAAACTGTAATTCTGTGCTACCTATTGAAGCGCTAAAGGTGTTTTTAGCAACGGCTTTAATAAAAGCTCCTTCTCTATATGCTGAAGTGGTATAACCTTTTGCAGAAATATTCATCAGTTCTGTATTATCTGTTACAGCTCCTGATGCTCCTCTCTTTTTATTGAAGGTAAAAGCAAAAGCATTGTTATCATTAGTAGCAGTATAAAAATCAGCAGCATCTTTACCCAATTTCAAAGCAAGGTTATCCCCTGTACTAAAGCCTAACGTATCAGCAGATTCTCTGTATATACCTAAGTCTGTGTCTGCCTGAAAGGAATAAGTAGGGGCTGCTGCTGTGCCAGAGGCTAAGAGGGAAATTAAATTAGCTGATGTAATTGCAAGCTCATTTATAACTAAGGAAGAATCATTAACTGAAATGGTCAGATTAGACGGATTTATTATTAAATCCGCAGAACCTGAAGCGTCTGATACCATAGCAGATATATAATGATCATGTACAAGAAAAATATTATCATAGCTACCAGTACTGGTAACTTTTTGTACTTCAAAAATTCCAGAAGGCGCTCCTCCATCTCCTATTTTTACAGAAAGACTACCTGGAACTGAAATAGGTGTAATATACCCTGTTTCTGCACTCCATTTACTGTTACCAACCGTAGAGGCATCTACAAATTCAAGACCAGTACCATTACCTTCTGAACCCGTATTAACTCGTACAAGTTTTAGTGAAGCTCCTGTATAGTCTTCAGGAGTATCTGTCAGTCCTAAAAAATCCTGCGCAAGAAGGTCTTCCCACGTTGCAAGGGTTTGTATTTGTCCAGTCCCGGTAGCATCGTAATATCTTATCCTACCAGCAGGAATATCTGTGTCTGGAACAGCATTGCTTTGGTAAGCTAACTTACCAGGTTTTGCGTCAAGATATGCTGCCATATCGTTATTAACCTTAGACACTAAAGCCAGGTTAATAATGTCGTAGGTTTCGATAAACTCTATACCTACATTAAATTGTTTATACTTGTTGCTCATTGTCGTTTGTTTTTATGTGTTATCGAACTATTACTCTACCATCATTAATTTCTTTGTTGCTCTCCCATTTTATACGGTACTTTTCAGCAGGCTTTGTAAGCCACCATTTAACAGCAATCTCCTTATCCATAGAGGATGTTGCAAAAAATATAGCGTGTACAGGATAATCTAATCCATGATCACTATGATATATAGTACCATTTGTCCCGTTAATAGCAATAGCTTCTGAAGGAGGTTGGTAATCTCTTACCCACTTTGTACCCGTATATTTTAACCTGTATCCTGGAGTGGTTTTCTTATTATAAACATACCATCCCCTTTTAGGCGTAGAACCTTCCCATTCAGGGGTAACCCCTCCTATTATACAGGTGTATATTACATTATCTGTTGATAGAATATATCTCTTTCCCTTTGTAGGACTTAAAGGTAACTCATCAACTATATCTTCCACGGGCTGTTGCCAGCTTATTGTTTTGCTTGTTGGTACTCTGGTCATATTTTTAATATTACGCATTCAAGGTCATCATCTACAACCCCTATACTATCAAACTCTATCTTTCCCGTACTTTCATTAGCCCTTACAAATTTACCTCTATCGCCTACACTTGATGGAGCATGGTCTAATTCATTATCTACCTCGTGTAATCTTATATGTAATTCGTCAATATCAACAAATATAATCTTTCCAGTTGCATCTGTATAAGCATACTTAGCCCTATCGAGAACTGGTACAGGAGCTATCTGTTTTATTTTTAACTTAGCAGTGCTCATTCCTCTTCCTCTTCAATTAAAGGTACATAAACTAAAAATAACTCCTCTCCTTCTTCAAGTGCTGTATCAGCCCATGTCAGAACAGTTCCAGCTATATTGTAATCTCCTTCTTCATAGTTATACTGCAACCCATTTAAATAAACCATAGTCTTATCTGCTCCTCCATGCTCAGGAATACTAAACTCCTGCTGCCCATCTGAGACAACCTCTAACAAAGCAGTTTCATAACCTCCTCCATAACTAAATGAAGAAGACCCTCCGACAGGTATCCATACACCATTGATAAGAACTTTTAAGACTCCCATAACTTTATTATTATGTTGCAGCAGCCCCCCGTTAAGGGGCTACGCAACAAGGGTTTAAAGGATATTAAAGATAGCACCACTTATTTCCGGGATTTCATAAACACCTTTTACAAATTTAATCTTTAAGTTGTTTTCTAATAGACTTTACGTGATCATAAGCAAACGTAGCGGCTACAAACACTTCTGCTGTTAGCTTTACAACATGCCATACAGTTGTTGCTTCTTCATATATTCCCCATCCGGTAAGATACCCAATGCCTCCTGCTGATGCGGAAAGTAAAAGGGCAACAACATACATTTTGCTTATCTCAAATCCTGCGATAGAGAATAACACCTTGTCTTTTAGTTTAAGGACTGATTTGATGATCTGTCCGACTGCAACCACTGCGGCTGCCAGGATGCCAGCTTCTGCGAACTGGCTCATAATAAATAACAATACTTCGTTTTCCATTTTTGATTAAATTATTCGTTAACAATAAAAAGAACACCTTGTTTCAAACCAGTAAGCATAGTGCCTATTCTGAAATGGCCTGTCCTGACAACCTGAGCACTGATTTGCGCAAATTGAGAATGTAGAGGGTAGGTATCTAAAGAAATGCCATTTATAGCCTTACCGCTATAATACCCACCAATCTGCATCATAAAGTCGTAGGGATAAATAGCATTAACATTAACCTTGATAAAATCTCCTACATTAGCGTGTATTACGGTAACATCAAGATGTGTAAATTCGCTGCGAGCTGGATAATAGTTATACCATTGCTGCCAAGTCATATCATCTCCTGAATAGATCATTACATCAAGTGTAACTTTACCTTCTAATTCACCTTTTGTTGCAAAATACTGACCAACAACTTCTGGTAAAGGTTTTCCAAGATCGGATGCCACAAGAGAAGCAGGTTTAAGCGCTTCGTTTTCAAGCATAAAATTAAGATCACCAGAAACCCATGGTGTAATTGGTGCATAAATCTCATACAATGTATAATCAGGCGCTAAAGTAGGTAGTCCGGTTAATCCAATAACCAACACTGTTTGAGTGCCATCATAATATGCAACCTGATTAAGATCGGTAATAAAACCGAAAGAACCTGCAACATGGGGGCCGGTATTCCACTGCTCCCACGTCATTGAGGGTAGGGTTAAACGCTGACCTTGAACCGTCAGCGACACTGTTAAAGCAATCATTAAGATTGCAAAAAACTGAATTGTTTTTCTCATAACTAATTCTCCTTTATTATGCCTTTCGGCGGGTTAAAAATACTATCTACATATACTGCCGTACCAGCTACTACCATTTCTAAGGCTTTACTGGAAGTGACATATTGAATACGACCTTTGTATGTACCCTTTGTGATTTTGACAGGCACACTCATACTGTAATAATGTTTTGCTCAAATATCTCAGTCATCCGCTTTTCGCCAAGACCGAGTACGTTTGAAAGTTCAAAGCGATCTTTGAACGGGCGTCTTTTAATGACCTTTTCAGCACGTTTTTTGCCGATGTGCTTAATTTTTGTAAGCTCTTCGGCTGTTGCTGTGTTAAGATTTACTGTTGCCATGATTTATTTGTTTTGTGCCTTTTCGGGCGGTTAATCAATATTTTCAAAATATACCATATTATCACAATTAGGACACTCTAACTTTTCTAATCCTTGAGGTCTAACAGCTACCCAACTATGCCCACATAGATCACACACAACTAACGATGTTTCGTATTGAGTTGCGGTATAAGTATTTGTATCATTCATAACTTTATTCATTTTTGTGCCCATGAGGGCGGTTAAATTTCCTTCGTTTTCTGTATAATAGAATTTCGGTTATAATTACAACCAACCCGAAGGCTGCGACTATGGTGAGGATCATGTAGCCTGTCATTTATTTATATTTGTGCCTTTCGGGGCAGGTTAATAATTTGTTTGCAGTGTGGGCATACGTTTTCGTTTATGGTTATATGCCAGTTTATTTTAATGCCTGTTAAGGGCTCTGAGGGTTGTTCAGGATAGAGGAAAAGCAAAGGCTCCAATCCTGTTGAACCTGGTGGTACAAGATGATGATCTAATTTGCCAGTGCTGCCCAAGTAGGGCATTATTACTTCGTGCGTTACTGCTTTCGGGGTTTCGGTTACAGGTAGCATCATATCCCAGAAGTTGTAATCCACTATCTCCACGAACTCCGGGTCAAGGTTGTGTTGGTTGTTAATGATTTCTTGTGTGTTCATTACTTAAATTTTAAAATTAGCAATCCGATTAATGTTATTACACCACCGATCATTATCCAACCAAGCCCCATCAGTAGTTTTTGCCAAGCTGTTAGTTTCCTCGGCACTTCAATAGTTGTTACCTTTTCTCTTAACTCTTTCTGTAGTCTTTCAATCTCGGTTATTGCGTTCTGCAATTTGAACTCAATCAAAGTATCTTTTTGATGTAACTCATGATGTAGCTTGCTGTTCTGAACTTGTGCAACACTCCAGGCAAGCAGAACGTTCACTTTGAATGAGACCCGTCAGTACATCTATCTTCACTGTATCTGTTTGATAGATCATTTCAGGTTCTAACTGAACATAGATAACAGTATCACGGGTAACTGTAACGGTTTCTGTAACGATTGTAATTGTTTCCTTTACTTCAGGCGGAAAACGCTGTAAGCATTTATCCTGTGTTATGCAGCCGCTAAAGAATAGGAGTGATATGATGATTAGCGTTTTCAT